TGGAAGACTCTCCGGCAAATACTTTTTTCCTTGAATATATAGCAAGGCCACAAACAGCTGAAATATTTTTTGAAGATGTTTTAATGGCATTAGTATTTTATGGCATGCCATTGCTTGCGGAAAATAATAAACCAAGATTGCTGTACTATTTAAGAAGAAGAGGTTATAGAGCATTTAGTATGAACAGGCCAGATAAAGTTTGGAATAAGCTGTCAACTACAGAAAAAGAAGTAGGTGGTATACCAAACTCTAGTGAAGATATAAAACAAGCCCATGCCGCTGCTATTGAAATGTACATTAACGACCATGTTGGTTTATTGAAAGACGGAACTTACGGTACTATGTATTTTAATAATACATTGAACGACTGGTCTAAGTTTGATATTAATAGACGAACAAGACACGATGCATCAATAAGCTCTGGTCTAGCAGTTATGGCTTGCAATAGACATTTATACCGACCTAATCCAAAACAAAAAAGAGAACCGTTAAATTTAACTATATCAAAATACAATAATACTGGATTTTCATCTAAGATAATTAATAATAAAATATGAGACAAGAACACTCTATACATTTTCCATCACAAGCCGTTAGCGATTTAGAAAAATTAAGCGAAGAGTATGGTTTGAAAGTAGCGAGAGCTATAAGGCATGAATGGTTTTCAGGAACTACATCTAAATATAACAGCCATAAATATAACTTTCATACGCTAAGATTATACGCTAGAGGAGAACAGCCAATACAAAAATATAAAAACGAATTATCTATTAACGGTGATTTATCATATCTTAATTTAGACTGGAAGCCAGTACCAGTTGTACCTAAGTTTGTAGATATAGTTGTTAATGGCATGGCTCAAAGAAATTATGAAATAAATTGTTTTTCGCAAGATGAATATGGAGTTCAAAAAAGAACTGAATATATGGAGTCTATAATTAGAGACATGGAATCTAAACAATTTAATGATGTGGCTAAAGAACAGTTTGGCGTTGATTTATATGAAAATGATCCTGAAACTTTACCTCAAAATCAAGAAGAATTACAACTTCATATGCAGCTAGATTATAAACAAGCTGTTGAGTTAGCTGAAGAACAAGCGTTAGGCGTTTTGTTAGAAGGCAGCGATTATGATTTAGTTAGAAGAAGATGTTTATACGATTTAACTGTTATAGGTATTGGTGCTACAAAAACTACCTTTGATTATAGTAGTGGTGCAAAAGCTGAATATGTAGACCCAGCTGATTTAGTTTATTCCCATACTGAATCACCTTATTTTGAAGATATATATTATGTAGGTGAAGTAAAAGAGTTACCTATAAATGAATTAGTAAAAGAGTTTCCAGATTTAACAGAAGAAGAAATAAAAGAACTATTAGATAAATACGCATATCCAATAGATTATGTTTCTAATAGAGATAAAAACAAAGTTCAAGTGCTATACTTTAATTACAAAACGCACATGAACAATGTTTATAAACTAAAAACTACAGGTAGTGGTGCTGAAAAAGTAATTGAAAAAGATGAATCATTTAATCCACCTGAGGACAAGACTGGAGATTTTGAAAAGTTAGAAAGAGTAGTTGAAACTTTGTATGAAGGCGTTTATATACTGGGTGCTGATAGATTACTAAAATGGAGAATGTGTCCTAATATGATGAGAACTGACTCTGATTTTAGTAGAGTAAAAATGAATTATCAAATAGTAGCACCTAGAATGTATCAAGGAAGAATAGAAAGTTTAGTTAGTAGAATAACTAGTTTTGCTGATATGATACAGTTAACTCATTTAAAGCTGCAACAAGTTATGGCGCGTATGGTGCCAGATGGTGTTTACTTAGATGCCGATGGTTTAGCCGAAATAGATTTAGGTAATGGAACAAACTATAATCCGCAAGAAGCTTTAAATATGTTTTTCCAAACTGGTTCTGTTATTGGTAGAAGCTTTACATCTGAAGGCGATCCTAATCCTGGCAAAGTACCAATACAACAAATAAGTAATGGCATTAATGGTGGTAAATTACAAAGTTTAATTACTACGTACAACTATTATATGCAAATGATTCGTGACGTAACAGGATTAAACGAGGCTAGAGATGGTAGCACTCCAGATAAAAACGCTTTAGTTGGTGTACAAAAGCTAGCAGCTGCTAATTCAAATACGGCTACTAGACACGTACTTCAATCAATGTTATTTTTAACAGCTGAGATTGCTGAGTGCTTATCGTTAAGAATATCTGATATTATAGAATATTCACCAACAAAAGAAGCTTTTATAAGAGCGCTAGGTTCTCATAATGTAGCAACATTAGATGAAATGAAAAACTTACATCTGTATGATTTTGGTATATTTATAGAGCTAATGCCAGATGAAGAAGAAAAAGCTATGTTAGAAAATAACATACAAGTTTCTTTATCACAAAAGTTAATTGATTTAGATGACGCTATTGATTTACGTAACGTTAGAAACGTAAAGCTAGCTAATCAGTTATTAAAAATAAAACGTAAAGCAAAAGCGCAAAGAGATCAACAGGCTCAACAATCAAATATGCAAGCTCAAGCTAGCGCTAATGCTCAAGCTCAACAAGCGGCTGCTCAAGCGGAGATACAAAAAAATAATGCTAAAGTCCAAGCTGAAACTCAATTAGAACAAACTAAAAATCAATTGCAAATTAATTATTTACAAAAAGAAGTTGAGTCTAAAAAACAATTAATGCAATTTGAGTTTGATTTAAATGCTAAATTAGAATCAATGCGTAGTAGCTCAAATGACGAAAAAGAAAATAAAAAAGAAGATAGAAAAGACGCAAGAGTTGATAGGCAAGCTCAACATCAAATGAATATGATAGATAAAAGAAAGCAGGGTGATTCGCTTAATAAATTTGAATCATCAGGTAATGATATACTTAGCGGAGGTGCAAACATGGAAAAGTTTGGTCTCTAAATTTTTAATATTTTATAAAATTTTATTATGACAGAAGAAATTAAAAAAGAGTTTACCGAAGAGGTAACTCAAAACGAAAACGAACAACCTTTAGAAGAAGCTATAGAAGAGGCTATAGATGAATCTAAATTCGATAGCGCTGAAGACCCTACAGTATTTAAAGTAGACTTAGACAAAAAGCCTGTTGAGAAAAAAGAAGAGGTTGTTGAAGAACAAAAAGAAAACGTAGAAGAAGTTGTAGAAGAAGTAATTGATCAGCCAATTATGGAAGAAGTTACTGAAGAAGAAAAAGTTGAAGAAGTTCAAGAAGCAGTTGAAGAAGCGGTTGAAGAATCTGTATCTACAGGAAAGCCGTTACCAGAAAACATACAAAAGCTTGTTGACTTTATAGAAGATACTGGAGGTAATATACAAGATTACGTGAATTTAAATAGAGATATTTCTAAGCTAGATGACTCTGATGTGCTAGACGAGTATTATAAAACTACTAAATCACATCTGTCAGCAGAAGAAAGAAATTTTTTATTAGAAGATACGTTTGGTGTTGATGAAGAAGTTGATGATGAAAAAACAATACGTAAAAAGAAAATAGCCCTCAAAGAGCAAGTTGCCGAGGCTAGAGCCTACTTAGACAGGCAAAAGTCTAAATATTATGAAGAAATTAAAGCTGGAAGCAAGCTTACAGACGAGCAGCAAAAAGCTATTAATTTTTTTAATGAATCTGAAAGATTAAAAGAAGAAGGTAAAAAAAGCAAAAGAACATTTTTAAATAAAACAGATAGTTTCTTTGGACAAAATTTCAAAGGTTTTGAATATAATGTTGGAGATAAAAAATATAGGTTTAATGTTAAAGATGTTAATAAAGTGAAAGAAGCTCAAAGTGATATTAATAACTTTATTAATAAGTTTAGTAATAAAGAAAAAACAAATATTGAAGATACTGCTGGTTATCATAAATCTTTATTCACAGCTATGAACGCTGATGCTATTGCTAAACATTTTTATGAACAAGGTAAAGCAGATGCTATTAAAGACACTGTTGCTAAAGGTAAAAATATTGATTTAAATCCTAGAAAAACACACGGCGAAACTAATGTTGGTGGCGTAAAGTATAGAGTATTAGGTCAATCTTCTTCTGATATGAAAAACAGATCGTTTAAAATTAGAAGTAACAAAAAAAATTAACTTAATAAAAATTTATAATTATGGCAATAACTGCAGGACAAAATTTAAATAGTGTTCCAGCGCCAACTAAGGCAACTTTGGAAAATAACTATTTAGATTTAGCGTCAGAAGCTGGGAAAGGCTGGGCGCAACAATATGTACCTGACTTGATGGAAAAAGAAGCTGAAGTGTTCGGACCAAGAACTATTTCAGGTTTTTTAGCTCAAGTAGGTGCAGAAGAATCTATGACTGCTGATCAAGTTGTTTGGTCAGAACAAGGTAGATTACATTTATCATACAAAGGACACATTGCTAATGCAACTCAACAAACTGGTAACAGTAACGAAGAGGGTGGTACTTTTGAAATAGACACTGATATTGATGGTAACGCTGTTGACACAAGTTCTATTGATCACGGTGTTAGAGTTAACGATATGGTTTTAGTAGCTGATTCAAGCGCAACCGCACAAGGTATCGTTACCGCTGTTGCAAATGATCAAATTAGTATAGCTTTATATGATGCTGGTAATACAACAGCTACTTTTGATAATGCTGGTTTAGCTGCTGGATCTGGTGATTCTGCTACTTTATTAGTTTATGGATCTGAATTTAAAAAAGGTGATGACTATAATGGCAATCCTTCAAGAACTGCTAACGAACCTCAGTTTCAATCTTTTCAAAACAAACCAATTATTATGAAAGATTACTACGAAGTATCTGGATCAGACGCTTCTAGAATTGGTTGGGTTGAAATTTCATCTGAGCAAGGGCAATCAGGTTATCTATGGTATTTAAAAGCTGAAGCTGATACAAGAGCTAGATTTAATGATTACATTGAAATGGCTATGCTTGAGTCTAAGAAAACCGTAGCTGCTAACTCTAAAGTAGATGCATTTTTAGGAACTGACGGTACTACATTAACTGGTACTGAAGGTTTATTTGCTGCTATTGAAGACAGAGGTAACATTACTACTGGTGTAACTGGTGTTAATGCTGCTACTGATTTAGCAGAGTTTGATGCTATTTTAGCTGAGTTTGACAAGCAAGGTGCTATTGAAGAATACATGATGTTTATTAACAGAGCTACTAGTTTAGCTATTGATGATATGCTTGCTTCAATGAACTCTTACGGAGCTGGAGGTACTTCTTACGGAGTATTTGACAATGACGAAGATATGGCATTAAATTTAGGTTTTTCAGGATTTAGAAGAGGTTCTTATGACTTTTACAAATCTGACTTTAGATACTTAAATGACAAAGCTACAAGAGGTGGAATTAACACTAGAGATACGGTTAACGCTATTAGAGGTGTTATGATTCCAGCTGGTGTTTCAACTGTTTATGACCAACAAATGGGTAAAAACATGAAGAGACCTTTCTTACACGTAAGATTTAGATCTTCAGGAACTGACGACCGAAGAATGAAAACTTGGGTTACTGGTTCTGTTGGAGCTGCTACGTCTGCATTAGATGCAATGCAACTTCACTTTTTAACTGAAAGATGTTTAGTGGTACAAGGCGCTAACAACTTTATGTTAATGAAGTAAGAATATTTATTTATAAGGGCGGTCTAGCATCGCCCTTATATTTTTATTAATTATATTATATATTATATTATGGCAAAGAAAAAAGAAACAGCTAAGGTTGAAGAACCTATAGTTGAAAAAAAAGTTGTTATTGAGCAACCTAAGGTTCAAGCTCCTGAAATAAAAGCTAAACCAAAAAACACTTGGGAAATAAAAGATAGAGTATATTATTTAAAAAATAATAGAAAGCCTCTTTCTTATATGTTAAAATCAGCTGGTATATTTTACTTTGATGAAAACCAAGGATTTGAAAGAGAGTTAAAATATTGTGAAAATCAAAGAACTTGCTTTGTTGATGAAATGAAAGGTGATCATAGACTGTCACATATTGTTTTTAGAAACGGAGCGTTGTTTGTACCTAGAAATAAAACAGTTTTACAAAAAATGCTTTCACTATACCATCCTCATAAAGGCAAAATTTATTTTGAGTGGAAGCCTGTTAAAGTTGCAGAAAATCAAATTGAAATATTAGAAATGGAAGCTGACGCAATATTAATGGCTAGACAAATAGACATTGATTTAGCTGAAGCTATAATGAGAGTAGAAAAAGGATCTGAGGTATCTAAAATGAGTTCTAAAGAACTTAAACGAGATTTATTATTATTTGCTAGAAATAATCCTAGACTATTTTTAGAATTAGCAAATGACGATAATGTTCAACTTAGAAACTTTGGTATAAAAGCAGTTGAATCAGGAATAATAAGTTTATCTGGTGATCAAAGATATTTCATGTGGTCATCTAATAACAGAAAAATTATGACTGTACCGTTTGATGAGCATCCATATACAGCTTTGGCCCACTGGTTTAAAACTGATGAAGGTATGGAAATATATCAAAACATAGAAAGAAGGTTAATGTAAAAATAATTAACTAACATTAATAGCCACCTTAACGGGTGGCTATTTTTATTTAGAGGCTAACCTTCCGCTTTATTATGTAACTATATAATAGTAAAATAAGTAACAATGGCAGTAAATATAAACAGTGTATATCAAAAGGTTTTAGCTATATCTAATAAAGAACAAAGAGGTTATATAACACCACAAGAATTTAATTTATTAGCAGATAGAGCTCAAAATGAAATATATGAAAATTATTTTCATCAAGCAAGAAACTCAAATGCTAAAATAAAAGACGATGATACACATACAGACACTTTGGAAATGTTAGAAGCTAAACTAGCTCCTTTTTTAAAATCAGAAACAACTGCTAGTATTGCTAGTGGTGTGCTATTACTTCCAACAGATTTATATAAATTAGATATTGTAAAAGTAGGAACTAATCTTGCTACAGAAGTAAATAAAAAAGAAGAACATTATATTACTTCTCTTGGCGAAACTGGCTCGGTGCTATATCCTAAAACAACAAGACCTATATTTACTAGAATAGCACCAACAAAAATTAAAATAACGCCGTCGCCCGTTGACAGCACTAGTTGTACTGTTAATTATTACAAAGAGCCTACAACTCCAAGCTTTGGTTATGTTGTAGTTAATGAAAAAGCTTTGTATAATTCTAATACTAGTGTTGATTTTGAATTAGCTTCTTCAGAAGAAGAGCAGCTAGTTTCAAGAATATTACTATTATCTGGAACTATAATTAAACAACCTGATATAGCTCAAACAGGTGCAGCTTTTTTACAACAAAAAAATCAAGAACAAAATAGTTAATTATGGGATTACTAGGATCAACAACTCAAGCCGCATATTATCAAGGTAGCGATTTTGGCACGTATCAATTCGTAAACCTTGATAGTATTATAAATAACTTTATGTATATTTATGTAGGTGAAAACAAAATAATATCTAAAGTTAATAGAACAGACGTGCAGTTTCACGCTATGAGAGCTTTACAAGAACTTTCATACGATGTATTAAAATCTTTTAAATCCCAAGAAATAGAAGTACCTAATACATTAACAATGGTGCTACCACAAGATTATGTTAACTATAGAAAAATAGCAAGAGTTGGTAGTGATGGTATAGAAAGACCTTTATATCCAACTAGACATACATCAAATCCCTTTGCAATAACTCAAGCAGCTGATGGAACTTATACTACAGATCCTACTAGTCAAAAAAGAAAATACAAAATGAGAGTTCCTGGCGATGAAGTTGAAGTAAATCCAGATGGCTCTACAGAAACTACATTAGCTGGGGCTAGAATTGCAGACGGAGATTATTTAAGTTTAAATTATTTAGATGAATCAGGAGCGCAAGAACGTATGTTTTTTATATTTAATTCTGACGGTGATATTAATGATGGGGCTAATCCTGCAGGTAATTTACCAGGCCCTCGTTTTGAAGTTGCATACACTACTAGTATGAATAGAGGACAATTATTAAATGCTTTAAAGACAGCTATAGATACTAGTAAAAGATTTACAACAGAAATAGATGGCGTTGATCTAGTTGTTACTAATAAATTTGATGGAGGCGTTGATTCACCTTTTTATATTGTGGGAACTGGAAATATAGGATTTTTTTCAGCCTCTCAGGCAATTACTGGAGGTTCTAACATAACACTTCCTGCGGTTATGGCTGATGCTAATAGCGCTGATAATAACGAGTACGCTTTTAACGCCGTAACTGGTGGAGATTCATCAACATTTAGTTTAGTAGAACAAACGCCTAGCGATACTTTATCTAATTTTCAAGACGCGAATCCTGTTGATTACAACTTGTATGATATTAATTACGCATCAGATGTAGAAATATCTGTAGAAGGTAGAAGATATGGATTAGAGCCAGAGCTTTCACAAATGAACGGTAGTTTTTATATAGATAATTTAAGAGGTAAAATACATTTTGGTTCTTCATTATCTGGTCAAACAGTAGTATTACATTACGTTAGTGATGGACTTGGTACTGATGAAGAAATGGTAGTACATAAGTTTTGTGAAGAAGCTTGTTATAAACATATAATGTATGGTGTACTTTCTGGTAGATCTAATATACCTGAGTACATTGTACAAAGATTTAAAAAAGAAAAGTTTGCTGAAACTAGAAAAGCAAAAATAAGATTATCAAATATTAAAATAGAAGAATTTACTCAAGTAGTAAAAGGTATGGGTAAACAAATTAAATAATTATGCCAGAGATAAAACGTTATTTTTCAAAGGCCAAAATGAACAAAGATCTTGATGAAAGAATTGTTCCTAATGGTGAATATAGAGACGCTATGAATATTCAGATATCTACGTCTGATGCTGATGCTACGACTGGCGTAGGTAATGTTGGTGTTGTTCAAAATATACAAGGTAACTCAGAAGTAACTGAAACTTCAACAACGACTTGGAATAACAATAATTCTAAAATTATAGCTAGCGCTGCCGATGAAGGTAATAATAAAACTTATTATTTTACAGCGGCTCCAGTTCCTATAGATGGTATACTAGATGGCGTTGATCCATCTACTATAACTGAAGAAGTTATTTGGATAGATAGTATAGTTGAAGTTGGAGTAGAAGGTCAAAGTGAAGATTTAAGTAGAAAATTTATTTTTATAGATAAGTTTGCAATTACAAATACGGTATCTGGCGTTTTTGGACAAAATGCTATACCTGATGGCAGTAGTGATATTAGCACTTTAACTGTAGATAACGCTTCTAAATATAGAGTTGGTATGGAAATATATGTCCAAAAGCCAGACGGAGGTGCGGCATTAAGCGGTATAAGAATAACAAAAATAGATACTACTTTAAATATCTTATATTTATCTGATACTACAAGTTTTAATTTTACTCTTGCAAACATTGTTTTTAAATTTATTTATCCGCAAAGAGTTTTAGAATTTGATTATTACAATGGTGACGCTTTTAGTTCTTTAAATTTAATTCCTTCAGCGTCTATAAATATTTTAGATAATTTATTAATGTGGTCAGATGGTAAGCATGAGCCTAAAAAAATAAATATAGATCGATGCGAAGCTGGAACTAACATAGGTGGCACGGCTAATGACGGTCAAACTCATACTAAATTATTTGTAAAAGATCCAGTTACAAAAGAATTAATTGATGTAGAAGATATAGAGCTTTTAGACACTGACACAAATTATACTTATCAAAGCTCTGACATAAAACTAGAAAATATAACTACAATTAAAAAAGCTCCTCTTTTACCACCTAATATTGAAATGTCAATTATAGAAAGAGATGAGGCAGTATTAGAGTTCCCACTAACACATCAATTTGTTATAGATAACAATGTTCCAGAAGCAGGTGATATTCAAGTAATAGGTTTTGCAAGCTCTATAAATTATCAAGAAGATGATATATTTACGTTTACAGCACAAAACATAGAACCACCAGTTGTTATAAGAGGTAAAGTTGTTGAGTCTGACGGAAATAACGCTGATGTTGAAATAATATTTGTAGACTCTGATTTAAGTGATTCAAACGACCCTACTAATTGGATAGCTACATTAGAAGTAAAAAAACCTTTATTTGAAACAAAGTTTGGTAGACTTGGGTATAGATATAAATACGAAGACAATGAGTGTTCAAGTTTTTCTCCTTGGTCAGAATTAGCATTTTTACCTGGACCGTTTGAATATACTCCTCAAAAAGGATTTAATGAAGGTATGGCAAATACTGCTAGAAAAATAATTATTAAAGACTTTATTCCAACTGTATATTCAAGGCCTTTAGACGTAAAAGCTATAGATATACTTTGGAAAACTACAGACAATGCTAACGTGTATATTGTTAAAACTTTGACAAGAGGTATAGATACTGAATGGAAAAATGTTAACGTTGACGGTATAGATGAAAGAGGCTCTCTTACTATAACTTCTGAAATGATATACAAGGTTCTTGAAGAAACTCAACTTCTTAGATCTTGGGATAATGTTCCAAGGTATGCAAGAGCTCAAGGCATATCAAGTAATAGAATTTTATACGGAAACTACGTTCAAGGCTACGATATGAAATCTAAAGTTAGTTTAATTCAATCAATAATATCACAACCGGTATCTTTTCCTACACCAAAAAAATCTGTAAAATCTTTAAGAAGTTATCAATTAGGTGTAGTTATTGGTGACGAGTTTGGCAGAGAAACTCCAGTTATATCAAGTGGTTATGAAATTAATCAAGACGACGGCACTTTTGAGGTTGTTCCAAACACTACAAAAATAGAAAAAAGTTTATCTAAATTTTCTAACAAAATTAAAGTAAAACCAAGATGGGAAAATTATGACCCAGTTAGCTCTGGCTGGATGAAATATCTTAAATACTATGTTAAAGAAACTAGTAACGAATATTATAATTTAGTTTTAAATAGATGGTATGATGCGTCAGATGACAATGTGTGGCTAGCTTTTAATTCAGCTGATAGAAACAAGGTTCAAGAAGGAGATTATTTAATACTAAAAAACGAACATGGTAGTCAAAATGCAGTTGAAGAAAAAGCTAGATATAAAATATTATCTATAGAAAACGAAGCTCCAGACTTTATTAAAACTAGCAATAATGATTTTCCTAAAGAAAAGATGGCTCCTAAACATATTTTTGGAGAAGATGGTTCTGGTACGGTATTACAACCAACAAACGCACACCCTAACAATATAATATCAGACGGCTCAGTAGCTTCACAAAGTGGTATTGATAGAATTTTATTAGAATCAGCAGAGCCAAATGATGATGATGAAACTCCATATTTAGACAATTTAAAATTTACAGGAACACCAATGTTGCGAATAGTTGGTGAATTTACAGATACTGATGGAACTAAGTATGAAGCGTTTAGTCCATTTAAAAAAGTTACTAGAGTAATACAAGGTGGTGGCAATGGTGGCGAATATGGATTTGGTATTAGAGACCCATTTACTTTGTCTGAAGTTTTTATGTATCAAAAAATACAATTACAATTACCAGATGCTAGTACTATAGGAACTCCGCTACAATCAGTACAGGCGTTTATAGATTCAACAGCTCAGCAAGTAGAATATCACGTACAGCTTAGAGACGCTGTTGTAGAAAATAAACCAGAGTTTGATGGTAAGTTTTTTGTAAAAATAGCTAAAGACGCTGTTCTAAAAAATAAAGTCTTAGGTGATTCATTAGGCGAATATCAAGTCTTAGGTTCTTTTCAAGTAGCTTTTATAAGTAGTTTAGTAACAAATCCTGCTTACGCTACTAATGATTATGCAAGTGATATGCTTTATGAGACCTCAACTTGGGACAGTTATCTTGACGATGATACGTTTACAAATAGTGATTTAAGCACAGATTTTGAAAATCAACCTGCTAATAACTTTGGCTCTGACGAAGCTTTGACAGATGCGTTTTGGGTTGATTGGTCTGACGATCCAGATAGAACAGCAGATATATTTATAGATGGAGCTACTGCGTTTAGTGGGTTTGGTTACGAAAGTACTACTGGTAACGATGCAATGCCTGCTTTTAATTTTGGAACATCTAAACAGGTTGTTGACGGTGACACTAGCAATTATCATCATTTTGGACTTTCTAATGGAACGTTTGTTAACGGAACTGAAGGTCAAATAATTTTTTCTGTTATAGGTAAAGACAGATTTACTGGTTCTAGTTCTTATTTTAAAACTAAAATGCAAACTCCTGGTACTTTGTTTAGATTTGCAGATGATCCTAATCAAGTAGTTTATAGAGTTTTTCAATCTGTTCAAAACGTGCAAGCCGGCGGTCAAGTTGATGCTGGCCCTATAACTATAGAAAGTAAAAACTTTAATAACGATGGTAGTAGTGATTTTGTAGATAGAACATCAATAATAGTTAGGTTTCATCGAGATGACGATAATAGCAGAGGTTTAGATAAAACAGTTTGGGATCCTAGAGGTGTAATACAACATAACGGACGTGGTAGTATGGCTATTGAAGTAGTTGATAAAGTCGCTGTTCAAAGCTTATCTGAAGATTCTATAGCTACATCAGCAGCTTGTTTTGAAACAGAGCCTAAAGAAGATTTAGGATTAGATATATACTATGAAGCTAGTAGAGCTTTACCAATAAACTTAGATGAAACTAATATTATAGATTATACTGGCGCTCATATAATTGAAGAAAATGCAGCTAAATTTTCTGTTGGTGCTAGAAATAATCAGCCAGTAATTTTAACTGGTGATCCTTACGTTCATAGCGCTATAAATGAAAATGCTATTACTGTTAAAAGACTTACAAACTCAAACTTAACAACTGATATAAGCGATGATGGAGTAAGTGATGGAGTATGTGCTGCTATTAATGATTTTGTTTCATTTACACATAAAGATGATTTAGTGACTAAAGCACAAATATCTGATCATGCTAAAATAGTTAATAACACTACCGCGCCTTTAGCAATACCGTCGGATAGATATACTATATCTGGTAGTGGAGTACTTGATACTGTCAATATTCCTATTGCAGATTCTAACGCTAATAATGTTACTGTTGGCATGGAAGTTACTGGAGCAAATGTAGAGGCAGGAACATTTATAACACAAATAACAGACGGTGCTATTATTAGAATTTGCTCATTAAATCAGCAATTAATAACTAACGGTGACTCTAGTTTTACATTTATTGACGTAACAGGTGTTTTCTTTTTAAAGAAAAATGTTTATGTTCTTCCAGTAGAATTAGGTTGGTTTAATTGTTATTCGTTTGGCAATGGTGTAGAGTCTGATAGAATAAGAGATGATTTTAATACGCCTCAAATAGACAACGGTATTAAAGTTTCTTCAACGTTTTTAGAGTATGGACAAGAAGAAAAAACTAGTAGTATAATATACTCAGGCTTATATAACTCCACGTCAAGCACTAACGAGCTTAATCAGTTTAACATGGCTAACAAAATAACTAAAGATTTAAATACTACTTACGGCTCTATACAAGCTATGAAAGCTAGAGATAATGATGTCGTAGTATTCACTGAAGATAAAATATTAAAAGTTTTATCAAGTGGTAAAGATGCTTTGTTTAACGCTGACGGTAACGCTCAATTAACTGCTACTAGTAGAGTTTTAGGAACGGCTATGCCATTTGCTGGAGATTATGGTATATCTAAAAATCCAGAATCTTTAGCCACTGACGCTTATAGAATGTATTTTACAGACAAACAAAGAGGCGCTGTATTAAGATTATCAAGAGATGGTTTAACACCTATATCAGATGTAGGTATGAAAGGATATTTTAGAGAAAAACTAAAATACCACACTAATATTTTAGGTTCATTTGATGGCGTTAATGATGAGTATAATTTAACATTATTAAGATGGAACAAGTTTGGAGAAAGTAATACAGTTTCGCCGTCTGGTGATCAAACTATTTCTTTTAACGAAAAATCAAAAGGTTGGATAAGCTTTAAATCATTTATTCCAACGTCTTCTACTAACGTTACAGATAGGTATTATACAACTAATGAAAATAAAATATATAAACATTATGCTGCTACGGATCTTGTTGTTAATATTCCTGTTAGTAATTATAATACTTTTTATGGAACATATACGCCTTCTACTATAGATGTATTATTTAATGAATCAGCTAGCTCAATTAAATCTTTTAAAACAGTTAATTACGAAGGAACTCAAGGTAAAATAAATCAATTTACAACAGAAAGTATTGAAGACTCTACTGGCGCTATTGTTGATTCTATAAACACAAACGGTGATGGAGAGTTTTATAATTTAGGAGCTACTAAAAAAGGATGGAGTGTTGAAAGCATAGAAACAGATTTACAAAAAGGTTCTGTTCCTGAGTTTGTAGAAAAAGAAGGTAAATGGTTTAATTATATTAAAGGAAACGATGAAGGTTTTATTTCCCAAAATTTGACAAATTTTAACACTCAAGGTTTAGGTTTTATATTAGCCGCCCCTGTAGCAACTGGCTTTACACCACAACAAGAAACAACGGCTTCAGGTACAGATGCTGATGGTAATGATTATCCACAAACACCAGAATAATTATGGCAATAAATTTCACAGTATCAACTTTTACTTTTACAGAAGATCCAAGCGCTAGCATAATGGGTCAAAACATGATTAGTGGTGGTAGTTTTACTATTACTCCTAATGAAGGATTTACAGTGTCTGCTTCAGATTTTTCTGCACCTGGAACTTTGCCTGGTCAGTTTGATAGCATAACTTTTACTGATACGGCAGTTGCTGGTGAAATAAATAATACTGTCACAGTATCATTTGTTTTTTCTATTTTGTTTGAAATGTCAGCTGAGCTAAACACTATAAACGTACCGTTTACAGGGCACGCTAGACCTGTTGATAATAAAAGATATATAGATTTTAGGATAGCATTTATAGATGACACGTCTGTAAATTTAAATGGTAGCTCTGCAGTGTCTAGCTTTGGATCAACGGTTACTCAATCAGGACCAACGCCCGAACCTACAGTAATTACAAATCTTTCTGCTTCAAACGTAACAGCTGGTTTTTTAGTTCAAATTGGTACTTTAGTGGTAACAGCAGATGACTCTCCTGAAATATGTAATTTTATAAATCCACCTACTATTGAATTAGTAAACATGCCTAATGGTACTGTATCTTTACAGTTAGATTCTATAACTAGAAGAGACGGCGAGACTGATACTGTTAAAGAGTGGAATTATAAAATAATGTTTGTAAGTGAGTTTAGCTTAACATCTAACGCTCAAGTTATAATAAGTTACACTGGCATAGTAAAGAAAACGGCTAAAGAAATAAAACAAATTATAGTTGGTGGCACCGAAGTAGCATTTATTGGTGGTAATAAAAATATAAAAGTAGTAGGTGATGTAGGTGCGAAATTTGATTTAACATTAATTAAAAATAGCAATAGCACGTCGATAATAGATACTAATTTAGCAAACGCTGATATATTAGATCGTAACGCTGGAGTAATAAGAGGAGTTAACAAAACTCTAGAAGGGGCTAAAACTAAGTCAGCATACGGTACTTTTGAATTTACACAAAATTTTCCTACTATATCTTCTAATGAATCATATAATTTAAATATATATCCTGGCGAAAATACTACCTTAAACTCAAGCATAACTCAACCACCATCTTCGCAGGTCGTTTTTAATCAATACATAAGACCGACAATAACAATAAATACTGATGACGATGGAGGTCCAAACACTTACGATGTAACATCACAAACTACTATTTCATTAAAAGGACATGCTAACAAAACTCCTAGCCAACTAAGGCATATGAAGAAAATAGTTGATAAGATTAGTTTTACCTATGTTTACACAGTAACAAATACATCTGGTACTACATTTTCAACGGCTAATGTACCAACATGGTCTATGACTGATGCTAATTCTAATTGGGATCAAAGCGTTACTAACCATGGAAATATAATAGAAATAGTTAATATAGCAATAGCTCTTTCAGGAACTCCATCAAATACTATAGCAACTGTAACTGGAGATGTTATAATTAGGAAATTTGGAACAGCAGATGTTACGTTTACTTTAGATTCATCAGACTTTTTAACGGTAACTTAAATAAAAATTATGGCAACGTGGACAATACAAATACCTAGAAATCAATACACTTCACTACAAGTTGGTGATGAAGTTTACTCTGCGTCAAACTTAGTGTCTGGCTCTGGGTTTCAACAAATGAGTACTGGTCTTAGATTAGGAGATATAGCAAGTATAAATAACACAACATCTTTAGATGATGGAACAGAAACTACAACTTTAGTAATAAATGCTTTTAATACCGGTGGGCCTTCACCTTCAATAAATGATTTTGTGTTTTTTGTAAAAGATAGTAAAGTAAATATGACTTCTTTATTAGGTTACTTTGCTAAAATGCAATTTAAAAATAACGATAGAGATAGAGCTGAGCTTTTTGCTGTTTCTACTGAAATAAGCGAAAGTAGTAAATAATAAGTAAAAAATGTAACTATATTATAGTAAAAATTAATTAATAATTATGGGATTAGGAAGTATTTTTTCAGGTATATATCAAGGCATTTCTGCTGGTAAAAGAAAGCGCGAGGCTAAAAAAGAAGAGCGCCAGGCTAAAAAAGAATACGATAGAATGAAAGAGGTGTATTCAAATGTAGATACTAGTAATCCATTTGAAGGCTTAATAAACCAATATGCTGGTTTAGAAAATACAATGGAAGATTTAACTATTAATAAGCAGCAAGCAGAGTTTGAGTCTCAACAATTTGCACAAAGCCAAGCTAATGTACTAAGTGGTTTAAGAGGAGCCGCTGGTAGTAGTGGTATAGCAGCATTAGCTCAATCGTTAGCAAAACAAGGGCAAATAGCAGCGCAAAAAGCTTCTGCTAGTATAGGAGCGCAAGAAGCCGCTAATCAAAAATCTGAAGCTGCAATGGCAGGTAAACTTCAAGAAGCTGAAGCTAGAGGTCAAGCAGAAGTTGATAAACAAATAGCTGCTGGAGAGCAAACGTCTCAACAGTTAGAAATGAAAAAACAAGCTACGCTAATGGATATGGCTAACCAGCAATATACTTCAGCTCAGGCCGCTACAGATCAAGCAGCTAGAGATCAAGAGCAGGGTATATCTACCGCTATAAGCGGAACTGGTGATTTATTACAAAGCGCTATAGGTCTAGTTTAAAATATTATAATAATGGAAGAAGAATACGTACCACAAAGTCAACTTAGTCAATACGAAAGTTTTATTAAACAAATAAATGTTAACAAAGAACGCGATCCTGGTCCAGATAAAAATGAAAAAGATCAGATTAATAAGTATATAACTAATAAAAAAAAAGAGTATTTAAAGTCTGATAATAATAAAAAAGGTGAAATAAATGATGAAATTACTAAGTACGCTAACAATATAGTTACTAATGAAAATTTTATTGGTGAAATAAGTGATGCGTTAACTGATAGTTCTTTGTTTACTGAAAACAGTTATAATCAATTAGGAAATTTAGGACCTCAACTATTAGATATAATAAATAAAAAAAATAAACCAATTAATAAAGGCCAAAAATTAGGTTATCTTATTGATGGTGAATTTATGACAGCTGGTCAAATACAACAAAAAATAAAGTCAGTTCAGCTAGACCAAGACAGTATTAAAAAGTTTAATATAATGAGAGATGATATTATAACTAATGCTTCAAAAATACAGTCTTCTGAGTTTTCAGAGTTTAATCAAAATAAAATTAGAGAAAATGTTTATGATAATCTAGTATCTGTTGGCAATATAAGTTCGCTAGCTAATGACACTATAATAGGTAATAGAACATTTAAAAATGATTTTAAAAAAGCTTTAACAGCAGGAACGTATAAAGATCTTGGTGTAACAGATGATATGATAGTAGATCCTACTCCAGCTGATAATAAAATAACATCAGAAGACGCCGATATTATATTTAATAATATTTCTAAAGATGAAGAAATGTTTAAAAACATGTTGACAGATTACTTTACTAATTCTTTATCTAATAATCACTACACTAATTTATCACCGCAGATTCAAAGAGATAGAAAAATGAATCAATACACACCACAGTCTACACAAGGCAACAACCAATACACACCTCAGGCTATAGCATATAAGCCTGGTATGCAATTATAGTATTAACGGGTAACTAACGAAACAGTTTATGGAAAGAGAATTTTATATCATTAAAGACGAAAATGGTACAGAACGAAAATATGCGATTAATAGTCAAGAAGAAAAAGATGACTTTTTTAATAATGCAAAAACAAATAATAAAAAAGTGTTTGACCAGTCAGGCAACGCTATAGATTTTAATAACATCCCTCGGCCGGGAAAGTCTCAAGGGACAGATCAGTCCCAAAACAATCAACAACAAAATACGGAATCCAGTTCGGAAAATACTTCATCGGACTCACAATTAAATAATACTGATTCTAAGATAGAAAAATCTTCAGAAAATGTAGTAGAAATAGGTGATGCAAGTAAAGGAAAAAAAACTAGCATGCTTAGCTTTTTGAAAAATGAAATTGAAAAAGATAATATAAGAGTTGAAGAGGCTGAAAGTAAATTAAAAAATATACCTGAAATAACTAAGCCAATAAAAAACGAAACTGAGCTAGCTGAAAAACTTACTAATCAATATATTGAATTTGGATTTGAATTTGCTGAAGCAAATTACCTTGGGCAGACAGTTAAAATGATATCACCTGATGGAAAACACTCAATAAAAATACATTTAAATAAATTAGATAAATCTCAAAAATTAATTAAAGATTTTTTTAAAAAACACTACGATCCAAACGCGCAAGATATAACCCCTACTAAAGAAAGCGTAAAAAATCAAGTTGAAAAAACACGTAAAGAATCTGAAAAGAAAACTAAAACCGATATTGATGTTTTAGCTTCAAACTTTAATCCAGAGCAAGAAAAAACAGATAAAGAAAATTTATTAAATCAAATTAAAAATAAAAAATATTATACATACAACCCATCAGGAGAGACCAAAGAAGAAAGAGTAAATGAGTTCAATGCGTATGACGCGGTGCCTGCTCATATAGAAGAATATAGAAAACACAAAGTAACGCAATATAACGCACTTCATAAATATAAAAACTTTTACGATCCAAACTTTGATACCTCAATAAGTGATGACGACATACTTATGTCGCCAGATTTTATGAAGTTTGTTAAGAAAAAACATGGAATTCAAGGAGACTTAGTTACTAAACGAATGGGTCTTGATGAAATAGAAAAATACAACAATAATAGAAAAACTCAAAAAGACAATGAAGCTGTTAGATTAGTTTCTAAAGAACAGTTTAGAAAATTTTTATCTGAAAAAAAACCGCCAGAAAAATTTGATGAGCAGTTATGGAACAGAGGCCTTCAAGGTGAAGGTGGTTATTTTAAAAACCCAGAGTATTTAAAAATTGAAAATGAAAACAAAAAAAGAATTGGTGAGTACCTTTCAAAGTATAATCAAATACAGCAAAACCCCAATTATAGCGAGGAAGAACGTTTAACTTTACAAAACGAGTTAAAAAGTGAATACGATTTATTAGCAAACTCTTTACATGGTAATATACTACAGGAAAACAAGGTAGAAAATATTACTAAGCAAGAAACAGAAGAAACAAGAAATTTAACAAAAGCTACTAAAAAGTATTTAGAAAAACAAAATTTAAAGCTTGGCAAAGAGCTAGCTGAAGAAGGATCAGTGTTGCTCAGCGAAAAAAATATTATTGAAGCTGAATTTGCTCCAATTCAAAAAGAATTAGTTAAAATTAATAACGAGTTAAAATCTACTCAGCCTGCACTAAATAAATTAAACAAAAAATATAATATAAATTTTAAAGAAGACGAAGAAGGTAATAAAATTTATAATCTTGACTATATAAATGAAGGTATTGAAAAAATAAATAAAAAGTATAAAGATTTACCTAAAACAGAAGAAGAATTAAAAGCATTATTAGACAAAAAAGTAGATGAAGTTAAAGCTAAATACGATCTTACAGATCCAAAACAAGTTGAAAAAGCTAATAAAGAAGTAACAGAGTATCAACAAAACATACAAGATCAATTAAATACTGCAAATGACGAAATAAATACTTATACAGAAAATGAGTTAAATAAAATACGACAGTATGAAAAAGAAAAAGATTTAATAATTAGCAAGCATAATAATAATTTAAAATTACATAAAGAAAAATATAATGATTATTTATCTTTTGAAAAAAAGTATAATGAAATAAATGCTAAGCTAGATGGTTTTCAAGATACAAAGTTAGTTTTAGATTTATCTTTAGCTGAAAATAGAAAAAGACTAACTGCTTTTGGTGACGGTGAGTGGTGGAATATAAAAAGCAAAGAAGTTCTTGGTAATTTTGCTCAAAATTTTATAGAAGCTGCTGGAGCTATTTACGATATAGGTGATAGATTTACAGATAATCTTGTAGACATATTTGTTGAAGACAAAGACAGCGCTCAATTTTTAAAAACAGTAAAAGCACATATGATACCATTAGGTCATTATTTTGATGAAGACTCTATGGGTGCAGTAACAGATAAAAAAACAGGATTAAAAATAAGCATGTACGATGAAGATAAGTTTAATTTTGACAAAAGCATGGCTCTTGCTAATGAAAGAATAAAACAACCTTTATCTTGGGAAGATTTAAAAACTAACGGTGATGGAGCTGATTGGGCTGAATATTTTATATCTCATGGTGTTAGTCAAGTTCCTGTATTATTAACAATAGCTAGTACTGGAGGTTATGCTTTACCTTTATTAGGACTAAATAGTGCCGGTGGCAAATATAAAGAATTAATTAAAGAAAAAAATTTATATGAGCAATCAGGCGGCTTGTATGGCCAAGATTTAAGTTACGGGCAAATAACTCTTAACGCTGGCGTAACTGGTCTTTTTGAAGGTGGATCTGAATATTTTACAGGTAGAATATTTTCAAGAACAATTAAAGCTTTAGCAGCTACACCTAAGCCTCTTGTTCAACGAGGCTTTATAAATCACATTGCTAGTATATTTAAACCTAAGAACTTATTGCACGTAGGTGGTGAGTGGGTTTCAGAAGGAGCCTCTGAAGTCTTAGCGCAGGCAGGTAGCAACATGGCTGACATATATATAAACGGAGACAAAACTGTTAACGTGTTAGATGGTTGGCAGGAAAATTTTGTAAACGGCTCAGCTTTTGCGGCAATGCTGCAATCGCCTAGAATATATGCTAACGCTATAGCTCCATTTACAAGTAACAACAAAGCAGTGTTAGGTAATATTGCTAGATCTTTAAATGATGTAGCTGTTGATATTTCTGATTTAAAAAACTTTGGTCCTAAGTATAGAGACTTAAGTAAAAAGGAACGTGAAAAACAAATAGAAGAGTTAGAAAATAAACACGTGCAGTTAGTTACTCAATACGCAGATATAACTAATACTGATATAAAAAGAATAGATTTATTAAGTTCTAATGAAAAGAAAACTTTACTTAATATAAATAAATCTAATTTACAAGATCAAGAGCTAATAAATAAAACATTAAATGATAAACGTCTTAATGATGGCACTAGAGATCAAAGAATAAAAGATATAGAAAAAAGAATAAACAATAGAAATAATAAAAAGCAAAACATATTAGATAAATATCCACCAGAAGTAGTTAATAAAAACTACAAAAACCAAATGCAAAACATGCAGCAAATGGCTAACATGGTTGCTAAAATGGGTGGACCAACCATATCAATACAGCAACTTACAAATGAAAAATATCAGCAAGCTGTAAAAGAAATAGAGTCTAAAAAACAAGACATGTCTAAGTCTGAAATAGAAGCTCGTACATCTGAGTTAGAAGCTTTATATGATGACTATACTAATATAATTGATAATTCAAAAAATAAAAAAGACGTAGAAGCTGCTAAAAAGAAAAGAGCAGAAATAACTAACGAGCTTGGTGTTGGTATAAATATTTTAAAAAGTAACAGCGCTGGTGTTATGTCACCTATTATTGAAGACGGCAAAATTACTGGCATGAATATTTTAATTAATAAAGATGCAGTTGTAGATAATGGCATGTTTAATACCGGAGCACATGAGTTTATACATGCTACTTTTGCTAACACACTAAAGGGTGATCCAGCTATGAGGCAAGTATTAGGCGGTCAGCTTCAAAATATAATGGATGGTAAAGGCATTACGTTTAAACCTGGTAAAGAAGCTGAATTTAAAGCAAAAATTTCACAATATAGACAAGATCAACAAGGTGAAGAAATGATGGCTGTTATGTCAGAAATGTTGATAAAAGGAGATATATCTATTAACAATAGCGTTTCAGAAAAAATAGCAGGTGTTTTTAGAAGATTTTCTCAAAATTACTTAGGTTACGATATTAAATTTGATTCTCAACAAGATATTAAAAATTTCTTAACTGACTATAGCAAATCATTTAAAAATAATAAGCCTAGTAAAGCTATAGCTAGAATGATAGCTGAAGGAGCTAATGGTAAAATATTTAAAGACGCTAGAACTCCTGAACAAATAAAAGATGAATCTATGTTTAGTTTAGCTGTTCAAAAAAATTTAAAATCAAATCCAGATTTAAGACAAGATATAGACAGCGCTGTTCAAAATAATGATGGATCTTCTAAGCACTTAAATAACGAAGACTTCAAAGCATCTCCAGAATATATAGAAGCGTTTAATAAAATAACCGAAAGTAGGTTATTAGATGGTTTAATACAACAAGGTATGACTGATAAAGGCTTGCCAGGTGAAGCATTAAGAGATTTTACTAGAAAAGTAAAAGAAGAATTAGGTATTAGATATTTAAAAAACTTTGACTTAGATAAAAACGATAGCTTGTTCGGTTGGCTAACAGGCGTATCAGGTGGTGCTGGTATGTCTATTATATATAGAGCCAAAGGTGACGTAATGAAACAATATGTTAAAGAAGGTAGAGCTCAAGACGTTTCTATAGATAAACCTATTAGTGAAGCTGGTACAATAGCAGATGTTATAGAAGGTGATATAAATCAAGAAACAAAAGACGCTTTTGAAACTGAAGAAATAATACTTACTAGAGAAACAGAAACAGAAGTTCAAGGTACTTTAGTTAAAAAAGCTCTTAACTTTTCTGACCAAACAATAACAACTATAGAGAATTTAGCTAGAGATGTAGACTATAGCAATAAAAGTTTAAATTATAAAAGTGTAAAAGATAATTTAACTAAAAAAGATGGTATATTGTATGATGCTTTAGATGCTGTTAGTAATGAAATAGGTATTGACGCTAACAGAATAATAAAAAATCAAGATTTAAATAATAAGCAAAGAACAGCTGCTCAAAAATACATTGTTGAAAATGCAGATACATTAATTAAATTATTACCAGAAGGCCAAGATCAAAGTGGTCAAGCTACAGGTGTAGCTAATACTAAGTTAGGTCAGTTTTATGTAAAAGGTGAAAGAGCTAAAATGAAAACTGGCGCTACAGCTGCTGGTCTAGCAACGCAAACAAAAAGAACAGACATAACTAAAGAAGAATTTTTAAATGTGTTTGGTGTAAATCCAGATGGCACGTTTCAAAAAGGAACTAAGGCTGATGGAGCTATAAGAGCTTTAGTTACTCAAGTTGCTACAACTGTAACTAATCAAGAGTTGCGTATGTCTGGTAATGCTGGTGCTAGATTAAAAGATGGTATGTCTGACGCTATGTATAGCTTAACTCCAGAGTTACAAGATATAACTACACAAGTAGTAAAATCATTTGACACCGCGTCATACGAAATAGCTAGAGAAGATTTATTAAAAACACCTAACGGAGAAAAAATAGCTAATTTTCTCGATCAAATGTTATTTGAAAATAATATAGAAAGCCCGGGTGGTTATAACGATCAAGTTAGTAAATACATGCCTGGTTTATTTAAAGACTCTAAAACTGGTAAGAAAAAAATATATACAGGGCCTAAATTATCTAAGAAGTCAGATACTAGAAGTGATAAAGGAATTTGGGGTAAACCTATAGATGATTTAGCTATAAACACAGCGGCTACAATATCTACGCTACATCCTTCAATTAGTACTCAAGAAGCTATTTACGCATTTGGATTTAAAGACTCAGGCGCTTTTAAAATAAATGGAAAGCAAGTTGTGATTGATGGTGATCCAGCCGTTACTTTACGTACGCCTGCTGATAAATATTATCCAGCTCTATCAAACATAAATAGAATGACAGAGCAACAGGCTTTAAAAGAACGTAACGATATTATTAAGTCAGGATTAATGACAGAGGCAGAGTTTGATGCTATGGAAAATTCTAGTCCAATGGAAATGAAAGGTTTTATTGGAAAAACAATTACATCAATATATAGCGAAACTGATTTAAATAAAAAGCGCGACATGCTTAAAGAGGCGCTACCTCAAATACAAAAAATAAACGATGGCAATAGAGCTAAAATGAAGTATTTATCTATAAAGATGAAGCAAGCTTATGATGCAGGAAAATTAACAATGCTAGACACATACTTGATTAACAAATTTCAAACTAATATTGTTGAAGGCACTAGAGCTTTAAGCTCTTTACACTCTATGTATTTAATAGAAGGTAAGCAAATAGGGCAAATGAAAAAACCACCAAAGCAAGTAACAAGAAATAAGAAAAGAGTACCAAATCCAAATTACGACTCTCAATTAAAGGAGTACTATGATTCGTGGAAAACTTGTAAAGAGTTTGACAAAGTTACTAAAATAGCTAAAAAGAAATTTCCTAAAGCTAAAGGTCAAGAATTAGTAGATAAAACTATAAGTTTAATGAGGCCTAAAAACGAACATTTAGTTGGTTCTGCTATAACACATGCTAGAAGGGCGGGTTATACATTGGGTGATTCTAATATAACGCCTGATAATATAGCTAACAATCATGAGACATTTTTTGGCCCTGTTTGGATCACTGATTTGTTTGATAGAAAACTTGAAGTTGATGGTAAATTAATAGATAATAAAGTTAGTTTAGAAGGAGAAAACAGATTAATAAAGTTTGCTGGTGGCAACCAAGCAAATATATATCATGTTAGCGGTGATAATATTGCTGATTTTAAAGTTAAAAAAGAACTAGCGCCTATATATAATGATCTTCAAAGTAAAAAAATTAAAAACACTGATACTCTTAATAGTTTAATACCTGAATCAGATGGTAAGCTAATGGGTAAAGATCCTGTAGAAGTTAAAGGAATGTCTGTATTTGACTTTGATGATACTTTAGGTATAACTAAATCTGGCGTTAGAGTAAAAATGCCTAATATAGACGGTTTGCCTAAACCAAAACGTAAAGTTATATTTTTAGCTGGAGGCGCCGGTAGTGGTAAATCTAACGTTGTTAAAAAACTTAACTTAGAAAAACAAGGATTTAAAATAGTTAACTCAGATATATCGCTAGAGTGGTTAAAGAAAAACTCAGGATTACCAGCTGATATGCGAGACTTAACTAAAGCGCAAAGAAGTACGTTAGGTAAATTAAGCGCAGAGTCTAGAAAAATAGCTAGACGTAAAATGATGAAATACAAAGGCGAAGGTAATGGCGTTGTTGTTGACGGCACTGGAGGTTCTATAAAATCAATGACTAACTTAGTTAATGAGTTTAAAGACAAAGGTTATGATATTAGCATGTTGTACGTAGAAACTTCGTTAAACACAGCTTTAGAGCGTAATAGAGCTAGAAAAGAAAGATCATTGCTAGATAAAATTGTACAACGTAACCACGAGGCCGTACAAAATAATAAACCTGCATTTAAAGATATGTTTGGTAATAGGTTTATGCAAGTCAAAACAGATAACTTAGAGATAGGAGATCCTATGCCTAAAAATCTAGTTAGTAAGATGGACGACTTTGTATCTGGTTATGAAAAACGTAGATTAGATGCTACTGAATTCGCGGAACAAGGTGAAACTATATTAGAGCAAGGTGGTGAGTTTGATTTTTCAGAATTCAATCAAGTTGTTGAAGGTAGACCAGGTCCATTACTAGATAAAGCTCTACAACGAGCTAAAAAATATGGAACTAAAGATATGTTTGTATTAACGGCTAGGCCGCCTAAATCAGCTGAAGCTATACAACAATTTTTAAAATCACAAGGTTTAGACATACCATTAAAAAATATAACTGGTTTAGCTAATAGTACTGGTGATGCTAAAGCTGAGTGGATGTTAGGTAAATTTAAAGAAGGCTATAACGATATGTACTTCGCTGATGATGCAATGCAAAACGTTACAGCTGTTAAAGAAGTGTTAGATCAACTTGATATTAAATCAGATGTTGTTCAAGCAAAATTAAAACAGTCTAATAGGTTAGTTGATAATAGTGATACTATGCAAAGTAAAATTATAGAGCCTAGCCAAAACATAGATATGGATTTTAACGAAATGCTTGAGCGTAAAAAAGGCATGGATGCTAAAAAAAGAATATCAGGTGCTGAAGCTAGAGTACGTGGTAGAGACATAGGTAGATTTGATTTTTACATACCACCATCAGCAGAAGATTTTAAAGGCTTATTATATTACTTTTTAGGTAAAGGTAAGCAAGGTGATGCTGACATGAAATTTTTTAGCGATAAGTTATTAAAACCTTTTGCAGCTGGTATTAGAACTTGGAATACTTATAAACAAAGTATGGCTAATGATTTTAGATCTTTAAAAAAACAAAGTCCTAATGTTGTAAAAATATTAAATGATTTAGTGCCTGGAACTAACTTTACTAATGATTCTGCTATAAGAGTTTATTTATGGAACAAAGCTGGTAAACAGATACCTAATATATCTAAAAATTTAGAAAAAGAATTAGTTAGGCATATTAGTAACAATCCTGCATTAAAATCTTTTGCCGAAGCATTAGCTAAAATATCAAGAACAAATAATAATTACACAGAGCCCGGGCAAAATTGGGTTATTGGTAGTATAGCTAGAGACTTATCAGAAACTGTAAACAAGGTTGGTAGAAAACAATTTTTATCTGAGTGGATTAATAATAAAGATATTATATTTAGTCCAGACAATATTAACAAAATAGAAGCTCTATATGGTACTAGATATAGAGAGGCTTTAGAAAACATATTGTATCGTATGGAAAACGGTGGCAATAGAGTTATGAGCAATGATAGAGACACTAACTTTATGGTTAACTGGATTAATGGTGCAGTTGGTTCTATAATGTTTTTTAATATGAGATCTGCTATACTTCAAACTATATCAGCTGTTAACTTTGTAAACTTTAGTGATAATAATATATTTAAAGCAACAGCTGCTTTTGCTAATCAACCGCAGTTTTGGAAAGACTTTGTAATGTTGTTTAATTCTGATCAACTAAAACAAAGAAGAGCAGGGCTACAAACAGACGTATCAGCCTCTGAACTTGTTAAATCATTTAAAGAAAATGGTAACACTTATGGAGCTGTAGTTAATTATTTATTAGAAAAAGGTTTTACGCCTACACAAATTGCTGACAGCGTAGCTATAGCTTTTGGTGGTGCTAGTTTTTATAGAAACAGATTTAAAAAATATAAAAAACAAGGCATGACAGATGCTCAAGCTAATGAGCAGGCTATGTTAGACTTTCAAGAAATAGCAGAAGAAACACAGCAGTCATCAAGAGAAGATTTAGTTTCTAAACAACAGGCTAGTATATTAGGTCGTATCATATTAGCGTTTCAAAATGTTACAATGCAATATGGTAGATTAACTAAGAAAGCTTTATCTGATTTAGTTAATCGTAGAGGTGATACTAAAACTAACATATCTAAAATATTATACTACGGCGCTGTACAAAATATAGTATTTGCTAGTTTACAATCAGCGTTAGCATTTATGATGTTTGGTGATGAAGAAGAAGAAGTAATAAAAGAAAAAGAAGTTAGAGTAGCTAATACTATTTTAGATTCATTTTTAAGAGGTACTGGTATATATGGAGCGTTAGCATCTACATTAAAAAACGTGGCTCTAGAATGGCACGTGCAATCACAAAAAGCTAAAGAAGGTTTTAAAAAAGATGAAATAATGGATATAGCTCAAGAAGCTTTAAACTTATCTCCTCCAATTGGCGCTAAAGTTAGAAAGTTAATTCAAGCTTATAAAATGAAGGAGTTTGGTAGAACAGCCACAAGAGATAAATTAAAATATAGATTAGAAAACCCTAAGTTAGCTGCCGCTGCTAGCTTAATAGAAGGCGTTACAAACATACCACTAGCTAGATTATTAAATAAGGCTAACAACTTAGAGGAAGCTATAACTGGACAACACGAAACATGGAAACGTGTAGCTATGGCATTAGGTTGGAGCAGATGGGAATTAGGACTAAAAGATGAAGAAGTTGAAGCTGCTAGAGAAGAAGTTAAAGAAGAAAAGAAAGTCGAAAGAGAAATTAAGAGAGAAGAAAAGAAAGAAGAAAAAAGAAAAGAAAAAGAAGAGCAAAAGAAAAAAGAAGAAGAAGAGAAAAAGAAAAAAGGTATTAAAACAGTTAGATGTTCTGGTATAAGATCTAATGGTACTAGATGTAAGATAACAGGTGAGACTAATAAGAAAAAATTTTTATGTGTTCATCATGCTGAATTTAAAGATGGTATGGATAGAGACGGTGATGGCAAGAAAGAATATAGGTGTACAGCTACTAAATCTAACGGCAAAAGATGTAAGAACAAAACAGAGAATAAAAACAAAAAGTGTTATGCTCACCAATAAACGTGTAATAATACTATAGTATAACAAAAACAAAAAAAAATATGATAAACTGGATTAATTCCTGGAAAGCAGGTAATAAGAAAGAAATATATGAATTAACTTTTAGATTAGGAACGTGGACTATGTTTGAGCTTATGTTTTGCCCTTGCGCAAAGCGCGATAACAAAGTAATGTGTCCTAGATTTAGATTTATGATATTCAACTTTGGATTTGAAATATAATGAAGTTTATAGGTAGTAATCAATTAAAATATAAAAAAGCTATAAAAGATGGTAAGGTTGTCGATAAAAATAAAGACAACCTTATCACAGTTCCAAGAGGAACTACGGTTTCGTTTGGCGATATGACTGAATCAAGTGTTAAAGGTAAAACAGTTTACAGTATACAGCTTACAGTAGTTAAGGATTTTGGTAAAGGTAACGTTTCTAAAAAAACAACTTTAAATTTAATATAATGGCAGTATATAAAAATATAACATCAGCTTCTGCAGGAAATGTAGGTACAGTTTTAATAGCTAAAAATGGCAATGTTAGTAGCAATATAAGTAAAATTACAATATCAAATAATAGTGCTAATACTGCTACAGTTAGAGTTTATTTAGGAGAAGATAATTCTAATACAACTGATTTTTATTTTATAAAAAATGTAGAAATACCTACGGCTTCTACTTTGGTGTTATCAGATAATTTAAAATTTGACAAAAATAGATTTAATTTAATAATACACAACGCTGGCACGGGCCCAGACTTAACAGTAATAGTAAAATGAAATTAACAAAAGACATAATAGAAAAAGCAGTAAAATGCAAAGGTTATAGATGGTTTGAGAACGGTGATTATAATCTTAATATAGTGGGTATTAGAAACTCTGATACAGGTAACGAAGTAACAAATAAGTTTGACGATAAAATTACACTATCATTTATGTGTGATGGACAATGGGAGTTTTATTGTTATGATTGTACAACTGATCCCGGTAAGTATTGGGTGGAGAATATAATGAGAGTGGAAGGTGTGGCCGTCTTGAAGGAAGGGCAATATCCCGGTTCTCACAAAATTAGATTACATCAAGGTAGATATGAAGCATTAGGGCAATGCCGCCCTGTTACAGTATACCGTGATGCTAATAAAGATGACAAGTTTGATTTAAGTGATGACAATACACAAACAGGTTTATTTGGAATTAATATACATCGAGCTACTAAATGGGGTGGTAAAAAATCTAAACAGGTAGATAAATGGTCAGCTGGATGTCAAGTAATAGCAGCTAATGATGATTGGCATGAGTTCATGGATATATGTAGAGTTGCTAGAGATAAGTGGAGCAATAGCTTTACTTATACATTATTAGATAGTAAAGATTTAGATTTATAAAATGAAACATTTATTAATATTATTTCTGTTAGTTAGTACTATAAGTACAGCTCAGATAAAAAACTTCTTTAAATATTCTACTTTCTATACATCGATGTCTATGAATACATCATTTGTTGAAAGAGAAGATTATAGAGCTGTAAATAAAGGTTATGAAGATATAACTAAAATTAATGCGTACGATTACAATTTAACGTTAGGTTTGCGCAAAATAGCAAGATTTGATTATGAAACAAAAAGACAGACATGGTATACAGGTACTGAAAGAAACACTGCAGATAAC